TGGCTCAAGGAAGCCATGCCCGAGTGGATGAAGTTCGGCAACGTGCGCGAGATGCACCAGCCCATCGCCGCTGGCGTAGGCCTCGAACTCAACGCCGAAGGCGACGACTGGTTCCTCAAGAGTCAAGTGATCGACGACAACACCGCACGCAAGATTGAAGCCGGCGCCCTCAAGGGATACTCGGTCGGAATCAAGGGTGCCAAAGTCATCAAAGACGCCGCAGCTCGAGGCGGTCGCATCGTCGGTGGCACGATCGTCGAGATCTCCTATGTTGACCGCCCGGCCAACCCAACCTGCTCAGCCTCGATCGCAAAGGCAGTAGGCGGAGACTGGGCCGCCGTTGAGACTCAGATCGTGGATCTCGACAAGGTGGACGACCCCAACGCTCCTGAGAATCAGAACGTCAACCTCGACTCCGACTGGAACGCCGAGGACATGTACCAACTGAACGACAACAACGAAGACCTCTATCCCGGTACGCATCTCTGCTCAGTGTGCGACGGTCTCGGTAAGTTCCCAGACACCGGCGCTCAGTGTCCTCACTGCGAAGGCTCAGGCCGCGTGAACAACTCAGAGGCCGAAGATGGTCTGGCTCAGAACGAAGTCATGGACCGCAAGAAGCCCAAAGACTCCAACGCTCAGATGACTCAAGACGACATCGACCGTCACATCGAAGGCAAGAGCATCGCCTCAGAGACCGAGATGAAGAGCGTGGAATGTCCTACCTGCAAGTCAATGTGCAAGGCAGATGAGATGGCTTGCAAAGAATGTGGCTACGACATGAAGTCTTACAACGACACTCGCATGAAGGCAGACTACTCAGACGCTCAGCGTGCGAACATGGCTGAGGCCGGACAAGCGATGCCCGGTGGAGGCTTCCCAATCAAGACGGTGGCTGACCTCAAGAACGCCATCCAAGCCTTCGGTCGTGCCAAGAACCCAGCCGCCGCCAAGACTCACATCAAGGCTCGCGCAGCTGCTCTCGGTCGCGAAGACCTGATCCCTGAGAACTGGAAGACCCTAGAAGGCGAGACCGAGAAGGTGGAGCACAACGCCGCCGACCTCGAGGCCGTCCGATCAAGCATGATCGCCCTCATCGTTGCTGAACTTAACGAGATGCAGTCTGGCGAAGAGGACGAGGTGTGTGACGTTCGCAACCTACTCGTCGCTCTCCAGATCTTCCTCGACTGGTGGCAGGGCGAAGCCAACGAAGGCGAAACCAACAATCCATTCATGGAAACCGAAACAGAAGAGGACGACAACATGGCATACATGGCTATGGGCGTTAGCGCCGACATCATCAAAGCAGCATCAGAGGGTGGCGAAGAAGCCGTCGCTGAACTGCGTACCGAGATTGTCAAGGCCCTTGGCCTCGATGAACTCACCAAGACCGTGACCGACCTATCGAAAGCAGCGCAGAGGATCGAACTCCTAGAGGCTGAACTAGACCGGGTGAAGGAAATGGCTGCACCGGGAGGACCTGTCAAGTCTCGGACGCAGATGCAAACCTCCAAGGCCTTCGAGGCGGAGCGGATGCAGGCAGAGGCTTCACACTTCCGCCAAATGGCAAAGCAAATTAGCGACCCCAGTTTGTCCGCGCAATACCAACTGAAGGCCGCACAACTCGACAAAACCGCGTCCGAAATCATCGGCGCCTAACCCTTTAAGGATCTAACATGGCTCTCGCAGCTCCCTCAGTCAACGACATGTTCGCCGGCCTGCCGGCAGAGCAGCGCGTTGACCGTTTCGAGGCGTTCAAGTCCGCTATGTCTAAGTGCCACGCCGACGCCTATGCACAGGCTTCTCGTGGCGAGGTGCGCTTCGAGCGTTACCAAGGCATCGTCAAGAGCGCTTCTACCAACCCGGCTTCCCAGATCGAGGCTCTCCGTTCCGAAATGACGACCAAGGCCATGTCGCCTGAGGCCGTCGCTGAAGTTCAGGGTGCTCTCGACCGTCTCTCTGACATTCAGAAGGACTGGACGCTCACCAACCCGTTGAACACGGTTCCTTACGGCAACCTCGGTCTCGTTCCTTACGACCTTGACCCAGCGCTTGCTCTCTTGGTTCCTCGTTCATTCATCCTTCGCAACTCGATCAGCCGCATCGGTGGCATCGGTCAGGCTAAGGAATACCGTCGCATCACAGGTGTCTCGAACTCGAACACTGGTGGCGTTGCCAACCTCAGCACCTTCTTCTCGAGCGCTTCGGCCTCGACGCAGTTCGGTGGATCAGGTGGGCCTAGCCTTCAGCGTCCTAGCAAGATCTCCTACGCCGCAGACCGTCACGTCGTTTCATACGTCGAGCAGGGTGTGTCGGACGAAGTCTTCATGGAAGCACAGTACGCAGGTCAGGGCTACACCGACCTCCGTCAACTCAGCCACACGGCTGCTCTCTGGGCCCACATGCTCGGTGAAGAGCGCAACTTGCTCTACAGCCGCTCATCTGGCACCGGATACGTTGGCGCACTGGCGACCCCAGTTGTCACCTCAGCCAACTTGACCAAGGCTGCTGCCACGACCACAGGCGGCACGTTCGTCGGTGGAACTGACACCGTCTACTTCAAGTTGACCTACTCATCGGGTGTTGGCGAGTCTGTCGCTACCGCTGAGCAGAGCCAAGCAGTCACCGGATCGAACAACTCGGTCACGCTGACCTTCTCGGCTATCCCAGCTGCGGCACTTGCTACGAACGTCTACTTCGGTACCGTTTCTGGCACGTACACCAACAAGGTGACATTCACCGGCTCATCGACAACGTTGCTGACCGCTGGCTCAGGCTCCTACACCGCTCCTTCTTCGGATGGTTCGGCTAACAGCCTTGGCTACGACGGCATCTTGACGGTTCTCACCGACTCGACGCAGAGTGGTTACACCAAGCGCCTGAACGCTGCCCTCTCCACTACGGAGCCCGGCGCAGAGTTCCAAGACGCGTTCGGTAGCCTCTACGCTTCCGTCATCGCTGACCCAGAGATGATCATCACCACTGGTGCGATTCGTCGCGAACTTGCTAAGAGCATCCAAACTCAGGGCAACCCCACCGGCTACCGTCTCAACCTTGAGGCTGGCTCGGATGGTGTGACCATCGGTTCGGTTGTCTCAGCAATCGCTAACGAATACACAGGCCGCATGGTTGACGTAGTAGCTCACCCATACGCGCCTGCTGGATCGGCGATCATCTGGAGCAAGACCCTGCCCTTCCCGGACAGCGGAATCAGCGAGACCACTCAGGTCGTGAATGTAACTGACATGAACGTCATCGAGTGGCCCGTCATCCAGATGTCATACGACATCAGCACGTACCAATACGGCACCATGATCCACCGGGCACCGGCTTGGTCAGGTTCCATCACTGGTATTCAGTAGTCACCCACTACTGTTTAGGTAGTTCGTCGGGGCGGTCTCTCCCGTTTCTCACCAAGCGGTTGTCTCCCCAAAAGGAGACCCCCCGACGGACGCCTAACTGCAACCGAAGGAGTCGTCTGTCAATGCCTCAACTACTTGGCCCCGAAGATGGAGCAAAGGAGGTGTCGATAGGCGACTCCGTCGTTGCGACCCGAGGCAGAGATGGCGTGTTCAACGTGGACAACCCAGCCGTCGCTACCCTCATGCGTAAGACCGGCGACTTCACGACTCGAGGCATCCGCATCGGTGCTGGATCCCCTGGCTACACCTGCACGAGTTGCGGCTTCGTTGCGATCATCAAAGACTCATGCGGTCGCTGCGGCGGCACGAACCTAGAGGCCCAATCATGAGCATCAACCCAGCCAACATCTCCTACGACAACCGAGTCCCGTACATCACGGTGACGGAGTTTCAGAACTCGCCGATCGCATCATCCATCGACTTCTCGAACCTCGTTCCTGCTGGCACGCAAGCACAGCAAGACGACGCGCTGGCTCAGTTGATCCTCATGGCTTCAGCCGAGGCCGACAACATTGTCATGGGTCCGCTGGGAACAATGTGCGCCACGCTGAACACCGAGCAAGGTCGCTACCGTCAGAACCGCCAAGGCTTCTACGTCATCCACCCGGCGTACTGGCCCATCCTCGAGGTTGACTCGGTCGCCATCGGTAACGTGCCATCCGCGCAGACCTCGATCCCCGTCTCCTCGAGCAACGTCTGGATCGAGGATCGCCAGTTCACCGTTCTCTCCGGAGCCTTCAACTGGACAAGCGCCGGCCCCCTGTCCTTCGGAGCAGCTGGAGGCTCATACGGCGCTCAGGCTGACTTCATCACCTACACCTACGTCAACGGCTTCTTCAACGCCTTCAGCACCGCCTCAGTCAGTGCCGGCTCGACCTCGATCACCGTC